CGAAGATAGACGGCGCGATAGCGCTCGCGATAGCGGCCCTGGCCTACCGCAAGCTCGTGGCTGGCTCCGAGGACGACCCGGAAATCTTCTAATCTCACGCCGCCGGTACCATGCGGTCAGATGAAAGGAGCCGCATGGGTTTCTGGCGCAACCTCTTCTTCAGGCAGGGCGAGCTCGAGCCCGCCGACACAGTGACAGCGAACATCCCGCCCGTATCCGTCTCGCCTGCCGGGTACGGCGCCCTCATGTCCATCGACTACGCCGCATGCGAGCAGACCAAGGCCCGCTCCATGGCCTCGCTGCCCTTCAGCGTCGTGAACCACCGCGACGGCGGCTCCGAGAAGCTGACCAGGCACTCGCTGGCCAAGCTGCTGAACGGCATGGCCAACGAGGAGATGTCGGCCCCCGCCCTGATGGCATGGACGGTCCTGAGGCGCGACACCTTCGGCAACGCCTACTGGTGGGTGGAGTGGAGCCAGGGCAGGGTCGAGGCCGTCTGGCCCATCACCTCATCCGTGATGCACAACTTCGACGCCAACGCGCCGGAGGGCTACCGCACCACGTACACCGTGGCCCCCGGAGACCCCCATGTGCCCGCCGGGACGTACTTTTCCCACGAGGTGGTCAACATCCCCACCCACATCACCAAGGACGGGGTGCGGGGCCGCTCCCTGGCGAGGCTGGCGGCCGAGGAGATAGGCCTCTCCGTCGACCTGGAGCGCTTCTACCGCTCCATGCTCCGAAACGGCAACCACCAGCTGGGGCACCTCGAGCTGCCCGCAGGGCACACCGACGAGAAGATGCTCCAGTCCCTCCGCACGGCCCTGGACATGAAGTCGGGCGTCACCGAGGCCGGGCGCGCCCCCATCTTCGGCTACGGCGCCCATTGGGTGACCGACCAGCAGACCATGAAGGACGCCTCGGTAATCGAGCAGCAGCAGTGGGTGCTCCACCAGGTGTGCCGGGCCTGCAACGTCCCCCCATGGAAGGTCTACGACGGCGATCAGACGAGCTATTCCGGTGGCCAGCAGGCCAACATCGACTACGTCACGGACACCATCGTGCCCGACGTCCGCTCGATAGAGATAGCCCTTCAGCCCGTCCTGAGGGCCTGCGGCCTGCCCAACGCCCAGGCAAAGTTCCGAGTGCAGGGGCTGATGCGCGGCGACGACACCACCCGCACCCAGTACTACCGCGAGCTGAGCTACCTCGGAGCCTTGACACGCTCCGATGTGCGCGACCTGGAGGACTTCGACCCGGTGGATGGCATCGACAGACCGTTGTTCCCGCTCAACTACGGCACCGTCAACGAGGACGGAACCGTGAACGTGTTCAACGCCCAAAACGATGAGAAGCCTACGGAGCCCGGGGACGGGAGCCAGACGGGAGTTAGCGATGTTTAAGGTCAAGAACGAGGCCGAGAGGGCCACGGTCTACCTCTACGGGACCATCGGCAGCGACTGGTGGGACGAGGACTCGAGCAACACGGCCAGGGCCTTCGCCGCGACGCTTGACGAGCTGGACGGCAAACCGCTGGACATCCGCATCGATTCATGCGGCGGAGACGTCTACGAGGGCTTCGGCATCGCATCGGCCATCCAGCGCTACAAGGGCCAGACCACCGCGTACGTGGACGGGATAGCCGCAAGCGCCGCCTCCTACATCGCGGTCATGGCCGACAAGGTCGTGATGACGTCCTTCTCACAGCTCATGATCCATGACGCATGGACGCTCGTGTCGGGCAACGCCGCCGAGCTGATGGAGACCGCCGAGCGCCTGGACGCACTGGACGGCACCATCGCAGGGATCATCTCCGCACGCTCGGGCATGGAGCTGGAGGACGTCCGTGCGGCCATGGACGCCGAGACCTGGTACGACGCGCAAGCAGCGGTTGACGCCGGTCTGGCAGACGAGGTCGTCGAGACCGAGCAGCGGGTGGCAGCCTGCATCGACCCGTCCGTCCTTTCCCGCTACAAGCACACCCCCGAAGCGCTGCTGGCGATCGATGAATCCGGACAGGAGTCTGGGGCCGAACCGGAGCAAGACCCCGAATCTCACGCGGGGGAAACAATGGCCAAGAACGAGGGGGAAAGGCTCCTCGTTTTGGGAAACAAGGTTTACCGGACGAAGGAGCAGTAATGGCAATCATGAACAGCAAGCAGCTCTGGGCCGAGCGCAACCGCCTGGCCGACGAGCAGCGCAAGGCCGCCGAGGACCAGGACCAGGACAAGGCCCTCGTCCTCCAGGGCCAGATCGAGCAGCTCGACCTGACCATCACCCACGTCATCGACGAGGAGGACAAGATCCGCAACGCCCCCAAGCCCGCACGCCAGGCCGAGACGCTCGCAGAGGCCATCCTCGGCCCCCGCGACGACTTCCACGGCCTCGAGGTCGGCTTCCGCAACGCCGCGACCGTCACCTCCGTGACCGCTCCGACTGAGACCGAGCTGGAGATCCCCGGCAAGCCGGAGTCTCCCTTCCAGACCTTCGGCGACACCCTCCAGGAGGTGCCCGCAATCGGCAGCGTGAGCTACAAGCAGCGCGCCGCGCAGACCGGCGCCCCCGACACGTGGGCCGGCGTCACCGACGGCAACAGCGCCACCAAGGCGCAGGTCATCTACGCCTGGAAGGACGCCGTCGCAAACCAGGAGACCATCGCGGGCTACGTCCCGGTCTCCAAGAAGTCCCTCATGGACTACGACGAGCTGGCATCGGTCATCCAGTCCGACCTGCTCATCGACCTCCAGGACAAGACCGACGGGAAGTACCTCTCCGGCTCCAACACGACCGGCATCGTGGGCATTATCAACACCACGGGCATCCAGACCTTCACGACCGCGATGGGCGGCAACTACTTCGACGCCATCCGCAAGATGCGCACCATGGTCATGAAGAACTCCCGCCGCGTCCCGACGCACGTCTGCATCAGCCCCGACGTCAAGGAGGCAATCGACCTCTACAAGACCACCACGGGCCTCTACCAGGCGCTGGGCGACGGCAACTACTGGGGCATGCAGGTCATCGAGGACATCAACTGCCCGGGCATCCTGGTCTACGACGCCTACGCGGCCAAGCGCCGCGCCATCGGCGGCCTGACCGTCGAGGTCGGCTACGCCAACGACCAGTTCATCAAGAACGAGCTCTCCATCCTGGCCGAGCAGACCAAGGCGCTCCAGGTCACCTACCCCGACGCCTTCTGCTACGCCACCAAGACCGACCTCGACAAGGCCACGGCGTAAGGGTTGACCATGTATACCAGCGAGAAGCGCGTAATCAAGGACGGATACCTCGTAGCGTTCGAGGGCGAGGTCATGTCCGACGAGGATGCCGTGGCCCGTGGGCTGGTGAATCCCACCAAGGCCGAACCGAAGCCGAAGGCCAAGGCCGAGTCCGAGCCGGAATCCGATGCTGAGGATGAAGCCGAGGCTGAGCCTGAGGCCGAGCCGGAGCCTGACCAGAAGCCCAAGACCGTCAAGCGCAAGCCCGTCAGCAAGGAGCACTAGATGCTGGTAGCGCCGGACTCCACCATCCGCGTCGCGGCCTCGGAGGGCATCACCCTGATGCTCGACGCCGCATCCGTGGCCACTGCCACCCTCAAGCCCCGCTCCGGCGAGGCTCAGGAGCTGACGGTCGAGCAGAACACCGTGGAGCTCCCGGCGCTCTCGGCGCCCGACCTGGCGACCATCGTCTGGGGCGGGGAGTTCACCACCTACGTCGAGGTCGTGAGCAGGCACTACTTCCCACTCGACGCCCTGAGGCGCTACGGTGACGGCCAAGACGACTTCGACGTCTACACTGACGACATCCTCTGCCAGGCCCGCCAGGCCGCGACGGAGGTCTTCGAGCGCAACGCCCACCGCTCCTTCGTCGAGCGCATCGGCCGCACCAAGGACTATGGCCACGGCCCGTACCTGATGCTCGAGGACGGGGACGTGTCCGAGGTGCTGACCGAGGGCTACGAGCTGGTCTCGGACTGCCAGGTGGTCAGGCTCCCCGGAACCAAGACCCCCGGATGGGTCGAGTACGTCCATGGTTTGAAGGGCGTGCCCATGCAGGTGTCGAGAGCCGTCCTGGAGCTGACCGCCTACATGCTCAGGCCATCGAACCGCCCGCTCGGCGCGACTGGCGAGAGCACGGACGCGGGCTTCATCCGCTTCACCACGGCGGGCCAGGACGGATTCACGGACGTTCCCGAGGTCAACGCCGCGATAAGCCAGTTCGGGAGGGGGCCGAGCCTCGTATGGTGACCTTCCAGGCTGCCAGGGAGGAGCTTCTGCGGCGCATCCGCGAGGTATCGCTCCACTTCAAGGAGCTTTACCCGGACGTCCAGCAGCCCAAGGTATACGACGGGGTCCCGACCACCGAGCCGCCCTTCTACGTCGCCGTGGACTCGATCATCGACACCGCGGCGGTCGACGGGAGGGCCGTCCCGGGCGCGGGGACGTGGAGCTTCACGATCCATGTGATGTGCTTCGCGCGGCACACGGACCGCAAGACCGCCTCGGACACGCTGCTGGCCTACATCGACGCGGTCTTCAACACGGTCATGGCCGACCAGCGCCTGGGGATGGCCGTGGACAACTGCTTCCCGTCAATCGAGGCGGCCGGGACGTCCCCGGACAACTCCAAGCGCCAGATGGCGGCGGCGTCGGTTGGTGTGCAGTGCACCGTGTTCTCAAAGTGCCCGCAGGCTTTCAAGGAGGTCATCAATGGTGGCGACTAAGGACGTAACGGCCCTTTTCAACGGGTCATCTTACGCTTTCAAGGCGGGGGAGAATGTCGAGGCGCCCGCCCCTCTCGTCCGGAAACTCAAGGAGCAGGGCCTCGTCAAGGCGGCCCGGAAGAAGGAGCCGAAGAATGATTAACGTAAGCATCGGAATGGTCGGTGTCGCCCTCCAGGACGGCGACACGCCCGCCACAACCCCCAAGATCAAGCACGGCCTCACCGGAGGCGGCCTGGTCAATCCCGACCGCTCCATCGAGCAGCAGGCCGTGGCCTGCGGCGTGAGGGCCAACATCGCCAACACCGCCTACGTCTCCGAGGTCAACATGGGCGTCGACTTCGAGACGCTGGCGTATGCTGACAGCTTCGGCCTCTACGCTTTGGCAGCCATGGGCAACGTCACCTCCACGGCGGCCGACACCACGGGCTACTACAAGCACGTCATCACGCTGGGGTCGAGCCTCCCCAAGCTGACCTTCTGGGGCCAGATCGGCGACACATCGCAGGCCACGGTTCACAAGGTGGACGGCTGCAAGATTGACGAGCTGCAACTGAGCTTTGAGGGCAACCAGCCCCTGAGCGCCACCGTCACCGCAGCCGGCGTGGACGCCACCATGTTCCAGAGCTGGGCGGACGTCACCGACCCGAGCTGCTTCGACGGCTACTTCGTGCCGACCGACGGCACCTTCAAGCTGGATACCGCCTCGCAGACGCCCCTCGACGTCACCGTGACGCAGGGCAACTTCGACCTGAGCAACAGCCTCGAGGCCATGCGCGGCGCCGGACAGGTGGTCCCTTCCGTCCTCGCCGAGGGCAAGCTGACCACCTCGGTGAGCATGACCGTCATCCCCGACGACTTCGCGCTCATGCGGAAGTCGCTCACCGGCTCCGAGAGCGGGACCAAGATCAGCGGCAAGGCGGTCTACGGCTCCGCCGAGTGGCACTTCACCCACAGCACGGACCCCAACTGCACTATGGACGTCAAGTTCGAGAACGTCCCCTGGAGCTTCGAGATGCCCGAGGTCGACCCGGAGGGCAACGCCGCCGAGGTCGAGTTCAGCGCGGACGACGTCGGAGTCAGCTCCAAGGACGGCTCGCCCGTCACCATCACCATCGTCAACAAGGTCCAGAGCTACACCTCCTAAGGAGGACATGTGAAATTCGACTTCACCTTCATCAGCACCGATGACGGCTCCAAGGTGACCTTCCAGGGCGGGCGCTCCTCGCTCTGGGAGGCCCAGGATCTCGCCGCCGAGTGGCCAGACCGCAAGTCGAACCAGTACCGCCAGGACTTCGCCTGGGGCTACGTCGGCGCCAAGCGGGCCGGGAAGCTGGCCGACCTCGGTGTGGACGGCATGGACCAGGACGAGGCTATTGACTACCTGGCCGACCACTACGACCTGTCCGTCAAGGACCGCACCGCCCCTTTAGCAAAGATGGCCGGATAGCCCTCCTGTCCCTCCAGACCCGTGTGTCGCCCTACGACCTGGCGCGGCTGCACGACGAGTACCCGCAGGTCTTCGACGAGTTCCTGGACCTCTACCACGACTCGCTGGAGGAGAGGGGCAGGCAGGCCAAGAAAGCAGAAAGGCAGGCCCGCGTGAACCGCATCTTCCAGAGGGGAAAATGATGGCCCATCCGTACTACGGCGTCCGCATCGAGGCCCAGGGGCTTGACGAGACCATCAAGGCCCTCAGGGAGATAGACCGCACCCTCCCCCGCGAGTTCAAGAGGGGCCTGAAGGAGGACGCCAAGCCCATCCTGGACGCCGCCAGGGGCTACGCGAGCGGGATAGCGCGGACCGGGGCCTACGCGGGCTCCTTCTCCATGCGGAGCTACGCCAACGGAATATACATCGCATCCAGCGACCCCGGAGCAGGGACGATAGAGTTCGCCCACTCCGGGGCCGTCTACCTCTCCGGTAAGAGGCGGGGCCTGAGGGTCGGCGTCCCCGGGGGCAACCCTCCCAGGGCCTTGGTCAAGGCCTCGTTGGAGAACGAGGACTACGTGGTGGAGCGCATCGAGTCACGCATCGAGAGCGTCATAGAGAGGTACCTCAATGGGTAAGGCTTCAATCTCAATAGCCATATCCGGAAGCTACAACGGCTCGGCCGTCTCAAAGGCCGAGAAGTCCCTTGAGCGCCTGGCGGTCAGGACCGCGGCGGCGGAGGGCTCCATATCCAAGAGCTGGGCCGAGGCAGGGGCGGCTGCGGCAGTGGCCGGAGGGCAGATCTACAACACCGGCCAGAGGATGGCCTCCGCCGGAGACGCGATGACGGCCGGCATCACGGTCCCGCTCGCAGCGGCCGGGGTGGCTGCGGGCAAGGCCGCCGTGGACATCGACACGGCCCTGACGGGGGTCCGCAAGACCGTGGACGGCACCGAGGAGCAGTACCAGCAGCTCAAGGACGCCGCCATCGACTTCAGCCAGACCAACGCCGTCTCCGCTGACCAGATGCTCGACATCGAGGCGCTCGGGGCGCAGCTCGGGTACACCCTCGACACCATGTCAAACGGCAAGACCGAGATACAGGAGTTCGGCGAGGTCGTGTCCGGCCTGGACATCGCCACCAACATGGACGCCGAGACAGCCGGCACCGAGCTGGCACAGTTCGCGAACATCACCGGTATGGCCAAGGACCAGTCCGAGAACTACGCCTCGGCCATCGTCAACCTCGGCAACAACATGGCCACCACCGAGTCCGACATCTCCTCGATGTCGATGAGGGTCGCCGCTGCGGGCACCCAGGCGGGCATGTCGCAGTCGGACATCCTCGGCTTCTCGGCCGCCATGTCGTCCCTGGGCATCGAGGCCGAGGCCGGAGGCACCGCCTTCTCCCAGTGGGTCTCGACCATCGACGCGGCCGTGGCCACGGGCGGCGACCAGCTCGAGACCTACGCCAGCATCGCCGGGATGTCCGCCGACGACTTCGCGGCGTCGTGGCAGAGCTCCTCGACGGACACCGTGCAGGCGCTCCTCAAGGGGCTCGCGGCCTCCGACAACATGACCGTCTCCCTGGAGGAAATGGGCGTCACCGGCGTGAGGCAGTCCGACGTCCTCAAGCGCCTGGCAGGCAACACGGACCTGGTCTCCCAGGCCCTCCAGATCTCCAACCAGGGCTGGACCGAGAACACCGCCCTCCAGAAGGAGGTCGAGAACCGCAACGACTCGATGGCCGCCAAGCTGGAGATGCTCAAGAACAAGGTCACGGCGATAGCCGAGGACGTGGGGACCCCGCTCATGAACGCGCTCCTTGGCGTGGTGGACGCCTCCGAGCCGCTGGTCCAGGGCATCGGGGACGCCGCGCAGGCCTTCGCCGACATGGACGAGGGCGGACAGAGGATGGTCCTGGGCATGGCCGGGGTGGCAGCCGCGGCCGGACCGGTGCTCTCCATCACGGGCCGGATGACGCAGGGCCTCGGCTCCGTCGTCACCGCCTTCGGCCGATTCGAGCAGGGCGCGGCGGTCTACGCCGACGCGATGACCACCACCAACGCCGCGAGCCTCAAAGCGTACTCCGCCAACGAGAAGCTGGCCGGCGCCCTGGCGAGGAACCCCGCAGCCCAGGCGGCAGGGGGCGTGCAGAGCTACATCGACGTGGTCAGGGACGCATCGGTCAAGACGTCCGAGTACGACCGGGCGGTCCGCGACCTCGCCAAGGAGCAGTCCAAGGGCTCCAAGGCCAGCCAGGAGGTCATCGACTCCCTGACTGCCGAGGTGTCCTCGCGCAAGGAGGCGGCAGACGCCGCCAAGGGGACCGTCCAGGGCTACCAGGAGTCGGCGGCGGCTGCCAAGGCGTCGGCCACCTCCATCAAGGCCCAGAGCGTGGCGATGAAGGCCGCGTCGGTCGCGGCCACCGGCCTCAAGATGGCGATGGGAGTGATCGTCCCGATGGCCGCCATCGCTGGCATCACAGCCATCGTGAGCACGGTCAAGGAGGCCAAGGAGCATGAGGACAACCTCAGGGCCGCCACCGAGGGCCTCACGAGGGCCACGAGCGAGAACGTGTCGGCAGCCAGCGCCGACGCATCCGCGCTTGACATCTTCGGGGGCGCCGCGAAGGACGCCAAGCCCGACATCGACGGGCTCCTGGAGTCGCAGGCCAGGCTCGCGCAGACCATCACCGACACCAACACCACCGCGAGCGGGCAGATGGCGCAGCTTCAGACGGCGTACGGATACATCCAGGAGTACGCCAACCAGTCCGACCTCTCCGCCGAGGCTCAGGGCCGCCTCCAGACGGCCGTGAGCACGGTCAACAGCCTCTGCGGGACCCAGATACAGGTTACGGACGGGGCCAACGGCAAGCTCTCGGACGAGAACGGCGCCATAGATGATGTGACCGAGTCCCTGGGCGGCTACATCGACGCGAAGATGAAGCAGATCCAGATAGACGCCCAGCAGCAGAACCTCTCGGCCCTCTACCAGCAGCAGGCGTCTGACATCCAGGCCGTCGCACAGGCGCAGCAGGCCTACTCGGACACCTGGGGCGACCTCGACAAGCGGGCGCAGGACTATTACGACACCATGCAGAGGACGGGCAACCCCATCACCTACGACCAGGCCAAGGCCCAGGTCGAGGCCCAGGCAGCCACGTCCGACGAGGCCAAGGCCCTCTCCGACGCCAAGTCCGCCCTCGACTCGACCGACGACGCCATCGACAACCTCACGTCGAGCCTCTACAGCCAGGCGGGGGCGGCCGACGGCTCCGCTTCGAGCCTCCGGGACGTCGCCCTGGCGAGCCCGGTCCTCACGAACGCCATGACCGGGATGGGCAAGGACATCAACGACTTCGCCACCGACCTGGCAAACTCCGGGGTGAGCGTGGAGCAGTACCGCAGCCTCTCCAGCGAGCAGCTGATCCAGCTCGCCGACGACTGGGACGGCACGACCGAGTCCATCGTCACCTCGATGGCCGGCATGGGCTACGGCATGAGCGACGCCGGCCTCTCCGCCGCGAACGCGCTCGCCAACGGGCTCGCCTCCGGGCAGGTGTCCGTCGAGACCGCGACCGGCATCCTCCAGTCCGCGGCCTCCGGCGACTGGACGGGCGTGGAGTCGGCCATGGAGTCGGCCGGGATCAGCCTCCCGGACTCCGTGGCGCGGGGCATCAGCGACGGCACATACTCCGCCACCGAGGCCACCAACGAGATGCTCTTGCTCCTCGCCATGCAGATGTCCGACGGCGACACCGCCGCCGCGGCCGAGATGCTGGGCCACGACATCTCGCAGGGCCTGGGAGACGGCATCACCGAGAACAGCTTCGCGAGCGATGAGGCGACCTCGCAGACGCTCTCGATGATCGCCCTCAAGCTCTCCGGCGGCGACGTGCCGGCGGCCGCGCAGCTCCTGGGCCATGACATCGACCAGGGCCTCGCGGACGGCATCGCCAACGGGACGCTCTCCG